CTTCTGCACGAAAGTATATCAATGATCATAAGAAAGGTAAGAGTGTAGCACAACTGCCCGTTGACTGATACTGGGCCCTGTAAAGTGTCCTAGTAGTGTAAGACGCATCTACTCTATGCCTCGCGCTCGCAAGCAACCCACTGATGTTGTTGCTGTTGCTCCCGAAGTTTCTGCCCCACAGGCACTGATTACTCGGGAACAATACTTCCAAGACATTCAGGTTCGCTGGCAAATCCATCAGTATGAAGTCAACAAACTTCGTGAAGATGTGATTAAGTTCACTCAAACTGTTTCTCCTTATGTGAAGCAAATTGTGACCTTTACTAAACAACTGACTGCTCGCCGTGTGGCAGTCTGAAAACTGACTCTGAGGACTTGCAATGTCCTCTTTTTTATGCCATACTAAGATTATGCAAAACAAACACATCTCCCATCCTGAAGATGAGATCCTGACGGGTAATCTGTCGGTTCTTGATTGGTTCTCTGAGGTTGATAGCTTTATCAGCGTCAAGATGGATGGTGCTCCTGCAGTATGTTGGGGAGCCAATCCTTCAAATGGAAAGTTTTGTGTGGGCACAAAAAGTGTGTTCAATAAAGTAAAGATTAGGGTTGCACATTCTCACGAAGAGATTGACCAGTTTTATGAAGGTAAAGTAGCAGATATTCTGCATCTGTGTTTTGAGTATCTGCCTCGCACCAAGAACTTCTATCAAGGTGATTGGATTGGAGCGGGTGGTTCTCAAGAGTATAAACCCAACACCATTACCTATAAGTTCCCTGAGATTGTTCGCCAGGAGATTATCATTTGCCCTCACACTTACTATACTGGTGATCGACTGCCTGAGATGGTAGCACACCCTATCACCAGCAAGTTTGTGAGCACTAAGACTGTTCTGTTTGTGCAACCTGCAGTGTCCCTGAATCCTTATCGTGAGGATCTGGAGGATGTGTGTAAGTTTGCCAAGCAAATGAGCACCCTATGTGAGTTTGTGTCCGATCGCAAGGCATCACAAATCAAAAAAGAGATCAATGCCTGCATCCGTGAGCAAAAGGTCGTGGATGAAAATGAAATTGCAGAAAAATGTGATTGTGACATTAACCTGCTGCGACTTCACAAACTCGTTGCATCTATCAAGGTAGATTTGTTCATGTTCATTCACGAAGAGGATGATATTGAGTGCTCTATTGGTGATGATTTAAGTTTCCACGAAGGTTATGTCATCCATAACCAGTTTGGATCTTACAAAGTAGTTGACCGTGAAGTATTCTCTCACCATAACTTTGTAACTCCAAAGACCTGGGGTTGAGTAGTGGGCCCTGTAAAGTGTCCTAGTAGTATGAGCACAACCACAATGCAAGCACAAGCACAACAAACTATTGTAGAGAATGTGTATCAGCACACTCTCGCACTGATTGAAGCACTGAAAGACAACTATCGTCAACACTCGATTCGTTCTCATCAGCGTTCCGCAGAGTATGGTGAAAATGTAGAGTATCATCTTCGTAAGATTGATGAACTCAAGTCTGGTAAGTGTGACATTGATTATACCATCGAGTCTGGTAAAAAGTATCACAAAGTCATCATGATTACCAGTGGTCGTTCTCGCAGTGTGCATTGCTTCATTGATAAGAACACTGGTTCAGTTCTAAAATCTGCATCTTGGAAAGCACCAGCAAAAGGAGAAAGGTATAACCTCTTGATTATCAAAGAGCGTGAATGGTTGTTTGAAAACGCAGATTGGTGTGGTGGTTATCTTTACGCAAAATGATTAACACAATGAACGACACTATTAACGAACTGACTGTAACCAAATCACTCAAACTTCTGCGTGATGGTTTCAAGAATGAACTTGCTACTTCTATATTCGCAGATGAGCGTACAACTGAACTCTTTGCAGAACTGATTAGCGAGTTCGTTGATACAAACATTCCTGTGGTTGATGAAGACAATCGAATGGAACTTGCGATGATGCTATTAGAAACTCTGGACATTGTTGCACGATGACCTATTCCAATCTCTCCAAAATTAAAACATCATTTCGCACCAAAGGTAACATAACAGGAAACTTTGGTGTTAGAAAACCAGTCGCAGGTTCATCACTCAATGACATCGGTGGTGATGGTAACATAGGTGCAACACAGAATGAATACCTGAATCGACTGTATTATGCTTTTGATAACACTACCGAACCCAAGCTTCGTTCATTCATTTACCAGGAGATTCGCAAGATTCACATTCAACGTGGGACTTGGTAACAGATAGTGGGCCCTGTAAAGTGTCCTAGTAGTATGAGCAACACTAACTACAACGGAAATCCTTACACTCAACAGGTTCTCGATAAGTGTCGAGATCTGCCCAAATCTTCTGCTTCAAAGCATACTTTTCCTCTGACGATTGGTGCTCGAACCTATCACACTGAGGAACAATATCAGGAGGCACTTGCTGACTTTCTCAACGGATATTGATTGAAGATGATTTATACTTCACCTCTCACCTCTAAAGTCTACGACATCGTAGAGACTTCCCATACACGAAATGCCTGGGATTCACAAGGCAATCTGACACCTTATGTTCAATCTGTCTTTGACATTTACTATCAAGGTCAGAAAGTACAGTTTGCATTAACTGCTGAAGGTGTTGCAGATAGTGTTGCACATCTTGAGAATCCTGGTCCTGATGTATCTTCCCGCTTCGACTGATGGCACAAAGACTCACTTTCAAATCACCATCTAAAGTGAAAACAATTCTCCTCATTTTTGCTGTTGCCTTTATACTCTCACCAGGAGTTCGTAACATTACCAGCAACACATTGCACACTGTTGCCGACATTATTTCTTCCAATGATTGAGACTAATTTCTTTATTTTGAACGGCAACAATTTTATACTGAAGCCTCAGAGCACGGTATGAATATCGACCATTATCTGATGGAGTTTTGTGATGTTGAAGGACCAATGGTTGAAGTTGGTAATGATTAGTGGGCCCTGTAAAGTGTCCTAGTAGTATGAGCAACACCCCAACCATGATCGACTTTCCCACACTACAATCCAAGGATGGCACAATGATTGTTGGTTTCTATCCGATTGAGCATTGTTCCAACTATACTCTCAAGGTTCTTTCTTGGAAGGGTATTGATACCATCTCTCAGAAGTGCATCACCAAAAAAGATGCAATCCGCGAGATCAATGAGAGAATCGCACTGGATTATGTGATCACTGGTGATAACATTAACCTGGTTCAAGAGTATAACTTCATGCAAGGTGCTTGCTGATGAATCAAACAATCGTCAAGCCTTCTCTGATTAAAGTAAAGAATCGTTGGGTGAAGGTTTATACTGAAAAGCAAAAGAAGCAAAAGTCCTGGAGTGAAATTACCAGGCAGATTGATGAACTCTTTGATAAATCAATCGAAGACTACACTATTCTTCACAAACCCTTCAATGAGTATTATTGGGCCCTGTAAAGTGTCCTAGTAGTATGAGCACAACCACAATGCAAGCACAAGCAAAACCAATTATGAACTTCTACAAAGTGACTGAAGTCGAGTTTGATTTCGACTATGAAGATCTCACTCAAGAGGAGAAAGATGAGATCATTCAAGGAACTAAAGATTGTCTATGGGATTCACCTGATGGAGAAGAATGTCTTGCAGATGTGATCACAAACAATACTGGTTGGTGTATCAAATCTCTGCAGTATGATGTTATTAACTAATGGCAACCAAAAGATTAACATTTAAGACACCAGATAAAATGAGAACAATTATGCTCATTTTCATCGTTGCACTCACTCTATCACCTGGAGTTCGTAACATTACTGCGAACACATTACACACTGTTGCTGACATTATTGCACCACATGATTGAAACTGAGTTCTTTATTCTTTCTCAAAAACAATTCGATGAATGTTATACTGAAGCCTCTGAACTTGGTTTGAACATTGATCATTATTTGATGGAGTTTTGTCAGGTTGAAGGTGAAGATGTTTGAGTGACTAATGAATAGTGGGCCACTCAAAGTGTCCTAGTAGTATGACCACTGCACTTCCAACCATGAAAAAGATCGAATCCCAAATGAATGATGCTATCACTGCATCACAAGATTGGAAACTTGATAACACTGAAGTTATCAACTGCACGAATGTTTCTGATGTGTTTCTCCATGGCAATCTGATTGCTCGAATTGGCGAAACCTGGATCGAATTGTTCGATGGTGGTTATCAATCAAACACCACAAAGTCTCGTCTTAATGCTATTCTGAAAGTGCATGGATGTGATGGTGAATATGTCTTTCAGAAAAAAGGTCAGTGGTTCATTCAATACAATGGAGCACCGATTCCTTTCTTCTCTGGTATGCGCCTCGCCTGAATCTTTCTCACTTAACTAACACAAACATCATGAACCGCACTGAACTCCAAGAATCATACATTCAACAGGTGATTGAGAGTATGGACTACAAAACAATGGAACGTTTTGTGTATGATAATCTACAAGATAATCTGCAAGGTTATAGCGACGAGCAACTGATTGCAGAGGTTGAAGAATACTATCCTGAACTGCTGGAAGGTTGAATCATGACGCATTATGTTTAATCTTTGTATCATTATCTGAACCAAGCTCATGTATCTCAAAGTCACAAGATTGTCCCGCAGCAAAAACGAATGGACGAGATTTGTTCATTTTCCTGATACTTACACTTTCCGCCATGCTGTTCGTCTTTTAGGCAATTCTCGCAAATGACCCTACTTATAGGGTCTTTTTTTATGTCTTGTAATACCAATAACAACCAACCCAACTATTTTTTCCTGGATTTTTAAGTGATTTAAGTAATCCTGTTCCACGCTTTCCTCTTATAGTTAATGATGCTTTATTTGCACTTTCAAACTCATAAACAAGTTTGCCAGTTTTCTTATCATAACCAACCACAGGTTTAATGACTGGTCTATTGTCGAGTTTCGTCCATTTATATCCATAAGCAGTCCAACCTTCTTTCATTGCTCTACATATGTTTCCTGCATATTTTTCGTTTCCTGTTACTTTAAGTGCTGCCTCTCTTGTACCATCAAACTCAACAATCTCACCAGTTGTTATACTCTTACCCTGAATCTTTCGTTTTGCATGTGTACCACCTAAGTTCTTTTGTAAGAACATTCCCCACTTTTCTCCACGTTCTAACTTATTTTTAAGTCCAATACTTATACTCTCTTTCCACTCATCAGAACGAGAAACATTGCTCATCGTTTCTGATATTTTCTGTTTCGTATCTTCTGTGTGCTCAAAGTATTCTCCACCAGTTGTTGCATTATATCCACCCCGATATGAGTCGAGAAAATCTATCCACCATATTTCACGCTCATTTAGTATATCTACATTACACTCTTCAAGTATACGAATCTTGAATTTTTCTAGACCATACTTATTGATTGCCTTGTAGAGTGGTCTATCACTATGGATTCTACTTTCTGTGATGTGTGCTAACCAACGTTTGTTGAGTTGTTGTCTTGTTTGACCAACATACTTCTTATCATTAACTGTGTTGGTGATGAGATAGATTATTCCTTGTTCCAATTCTATAACGTGCTGAGTGATTTGGTGGTATTTATGATAACCTACTGTCTTTTGGCAAGTTTTCCACAATTTCCACAATCTGGGGAAAACGTTTATAAAAATAGGTTTGTGTGATTGTATAAAATTAGTGTTGTAATTAAATGCTTCTGGGTGTTGTTATCTTACAGGTCAGTTTATCACACGCCCGCCAAAATGTCAAGACCCCCGTTATCAGAAAATCCCCACAATCGCAAAAAAACTATAAGGACCGCAAATAAATATCCCCAGACCATTGACATTTACGCCACAGCATCTTAGAGTAGTTTCATAACACACAGGAGCGAACTTATGTCAGTTGCATATCAGCAGGCACAGAAGCAGCGTTATAGGATCACTCTGGATCTATCAGTATTCGGTGACTTCGACCCACACCAGATTGATTGGGAGAAGTTATTCAAGTTGGAAGGTGCAGAGAAATGTGAAGCTTATGTTGAGGACCTAAGTACACCTGACCATTGGTAATCTGTGTGGCATTAAAATAGCTCACCTTTAAAGCGTTCCTATGGTGCAAGGGTCACTCCCACACAGTCACTGACACTTTGATGCTGAACTTCATCCCCTACGCTATTCGTCGTCCGTTCTACTATGTGTTCGACCTGATCGCATGTTCTGATTTTCGCAATGAAGAATTCGGTCGGATCTTTGATGCCTATGAGTATGAGCAATCAACGCAAATCCTAGGGTTCATTAACTACTTGGGTATGACAGGTCAGTTAGATCTACCTGAGAACTTTGACCTGTTCGCTGATGTTGAAACTCTAGAGCAAGCAGTAGAGAAGTGGAATGATTATCAGGACTTGATGAACACTTCCACGCTGGCATAGGTAACAACAAAGGGGAATGAGATGCGCCTCTATAAAGACACTCACTGTTCCACACTTATTCTAACATAAAACACGAAAAATGTCCAAGTCTGTGATGCTTTCTCTTCTTGCTCAGGGTAACACTGGCAGCGAGATTCTGTCGATTCTTGATACTCTCGCTGCTGAATCTGTGAGTGATACTGAGGAGAGCACTATCGAGTTCTGATTGTTAACAACTGTGCGTCCCCTGGTTGACACTGGGGGGCGTTTATGTTATACTCGTAGATATCAGTGCGGGCCAGTGTTTTGCCGCCCGTTGTTGATGGCGTCGTGGCGGCGTTGCGTTAATTAACCCCCGTATTAAAAAAAGCAAACATCCCTAATCTATAACAACTCCGTACCACGGCATCGATATATTTCTCTTATAAAAAAATTTTCCGGAATTATAATGAGACACAAAAACCCCCCGCCACCCCTATTGGAACTTTTGGAAGGTTGTTTTTGTTGGTTGGTTAATACGACATCCCGATAAGGTTTTCCGAATCATTGGAATACCTATTGGGATTCTTATTGTAATGATATATAATGCGGTAATCAAATAAAAGAGTTAGAAAAAATTTCCCGGAAAAAAAATTTATATGGAAAAGATTTATCACATATATGCAAAGGATAAGTGTATATCTCATTCGGTAAAAGAAGAAGACTTTGATAAGGTTTGGAAAGAGATAAAAGGTATGATTGGTCTTATGAAAACTGACTATTCAGTAGAGGATCTTTCTTATGAGGAAGTGGTCATAAACAAAGAAGTAATACTTAACTCTTCCCATTGACAAACACATATATAAACTGATAAAATTGATTTTGAAGGTTATTTCAACTTATGGCAAAAGGATTTACTGTTAAAGCAACTGCACCAAAGCCCAGTGAACAGACATGGGACTATGATGCAATTAAAGAAAGGATGCGAGGAAAGTCAATTGTATTCTGCCTGCCTGGTAGAGGATGCTCGTTTATTTTTCTGAAAGCATTTGTACAACTATGCTTTGATATGGTACAGAATGGAATGAGTATTCAAATTTCTCAGGACTATTCTTCAATGGTGAACTTTGCACGTTGTAAGGTACTTGGTGCAAATGTTCTTCGTGGACCAAAGCAAATTCCTTGGGATGGAAAACTGCAATACGATTATCAACTTTGGATTGACTCGGATATTGTCTTTGACACTAACAAGTTCTGGCAACTCTGTGATCTTGCTCTGAATGAAGAAGGAGAAGAGAAGGAGATTGTTGCTGGATGGTATGCAACAGAAGATGGTCACACAACCTCTGTCGCACACTGGTTAGAAGAAGATGACTTCCGCAAGAATGGCGGGGTGATGAATCATGAAACCGTTGAGTCTATCTCAAAGCGTCGGAAGCCATTTACTGTGGATTACACTGGATTTGGTTGGGTTCTGATTAAGAATGGCGTCTTTGAAAATCTCGAATACCCTTGGTTTGCTCCTAAGATGCAAGTCTTTGAATCTGGTGCAGTTCAAGATATGTGTGGAGAAGATGTTTCATTCTGTCTTGATGCAAAAGAGGCAGGTTTTGAAATTTGGTGCGATCCTCGGATTCGAGTGGGACATGAAAAAACTCGCGTAATCTGATTAAACATTATATAAAGGAGAAAAGATTAAATGGCAAAAGGTGGATCTAACAAAGTAGTATTTGAGCCTGGTACTCCTAAGAAGACTCGTCAGGGACGTTCATCACGTACATTATTGAGTGCAACGTCTCGTAATGGACGTAAGAAAAAATATCGTGGTCAAGGTAAATAATAATATTCAGAGTGCTTAAATAGACTTAGGCACTCTTTTTTTATGTTTTCAGAAAAAGAACTTCATATTTTAAATTGGATTCAAAAAGTTTCGAAAATTAGAACTGAATTAAAAGGTTTTGCAATTTGTCCTTTTGCAGCAAAGTCAAAATATCGCATTGTAGAGTGCTCTGCAAGCGCCATAGAGCCCATTCAAGACATGGATGTGGTAATCTACATCATAGAAGATGCATTTAATCTCAATGAGGTTCAGCAATGGGTTGGTGTTTGCAATTCAAAGTATGAAGGATGGAAGTTTTTTGAAGATTGTGGTGCATATAAGACATACATTAATGGGATTCAGACAAACAATGGTAAATATAACTTGATTTTAGGGCAACCAACTAAGAAATTGCGTAAATTTAGAGAAAACTTAGCAAAAACATCATACTATGAGATGTGGGATAAGAACTATTTGAAGGAAATACTTGAAGATGATTATGATATCATTGAAACACGGGATAGCAACCCCGTAAAAAGTTCTGATTTAACAAATCAGGAGCAAAACAATGACCAAACAAGTCGATAAAGACGAAACTTTTATGAAAAATGAGTGGGGAACTCAGTATTTGTCAAGTGAATATGGTTGGGAGACTAAAATTCAGAAGCCAAAAATGCTTCGTGAGATCGCAAATGATGATTTGACTCCCAAAAAACACGATTTTTATCATCAAAATGAAATTCATGAAAAAATTCGCAATGATGAGGACTATGATGATTGGGAATATGGCACAGAACCGCTTTATGAATCTAAATAACGCTAATAAATAATATAGATTTTATAAAATTTATAAATTTTATGCCTGTCGAACGGGTAAGTAAAGGTTTTAAAGATTTAAGTATGACTTTTCAGGTTAATCCTGTTAGTTTTGACATGATTGCAATTAAAAATGAAAATGCAATTGCCCGTTCAATCAGAAATTTGGTTTTTACTCTTCCCGGAGAAAGATTTTTTAATCAAAATTTGGGATCAAGAGTAACTCAATCTCTTTTTGAGAATATGGATGGCATTAATGCATCTATCATTAGAGATGAAATTGAAAATACAATCAAAAATTATGAGCCAAGAGTGAAGTTAATAGATGTAATCGTAGAACCTAATTACGATGATAATGAATTTAATGTGATCATAAACTTTCGTATTATTGGAATTGAAGCTCTTCCACAACAATTATCATTCGCACTGCAGCCAACACGATAATGGCATTAGTTAATTTCACAAGTCTAGATTTTGATCAAATAAAGACTTCGATCCGTGAGTATCTCAGATCGAATTCTGATTTTACTGACTATGATTTTGAAGGATCAAATCTTTCAGTATTAATTGATATTCTAGCATATAACACATATATCTCCTCATATAATGCTAATATGATTAGCAATGAGGTTTTTATTGATAGCGCAACACTGAGAGAAAATGTAGTTGCTCTTGCTAGAAATATTGGTTATGTTCCCAAATCCAGAACAGCAGCAAGGGCATCAATTTCATTCTTTGTAGATACTACAAACTTCTCCATAAAACCACTTACTTTAACATTAAATAAAGGTGTTGTATGTGCATCGGCAAATGTGTTTGGAAATGAAAGTTATAGTTTTGCTATTCCAAATGATATAACAGTTCCAGTTACTAATGGAATTGCTTTTTTTGAGGGTGTCGAAATTTATGAGGGAACATTTTTAACTTCAAACTTTGTAGTCCCCTCTGGTACATCTTTTGAAACCCAAAGATACATTCTTGATAATGCAAACATTGATACATCAACTATTTCAGTAACAGTCAGAGACACCCAATCAAGTACATATTCTAGAAAATTTGTTTTATCCAATAATTTACTTTCGGTAAATTCAAAATCAAGAGTATTCTTTATACAAGAAATAGAAGATCAAAGATATGAGTTAATTTTTGGTGATGGTATATTTGGGGAAAAACTATCTGCTTTAAATTATATTAATGCCTCTTACATTATTACGAGTGGAGAATCAGGAAATGGAATATCTTCATTTACATTCAATGGTAGAATTGTAGACAATAACAATGGTCTCGTCACTAATGGAATTTCTCTGGTAACAACAAATACTGCATCTCAGGGAGGAAAAGAAATTGAATCCTTGGATTCAATTAAAAAGTATGCTCCAAGAGTTTATTCATCTCAAAATCGCGCAGTAACTGCAATGGATTATGAAACCATTATACCAAGAATTTATCCAGAAACTCAATCAGTATCAGTATTTGGTGGAGAAGATCTAGATCCACCTCAGTTTGGAAAGGTGTTCATTACTATCAAACCATCTTCTGGGTCATACATTCCAAGTTCAATAAAAGATAATTTAAAAAAAGAACTTAGAAAATATAGTGTTGCGGGAATTGTTCCAGAAATTCTTGACATAAAATACCTTTATGTTGAAGCTGACATTACTGCCTACTACAATCCCAATCTTGCACCAAATTCAGAGTATGTTAAAACTTTAATATCAAATAATATTAATTCATATACAAATTCTACTGAATTGAACCGCTACGGTGCGAAATTTAAATATAGCAAATTCCAAAAAATTATAGATGATAGTCATGAATCTATTACTTCTAATATTACAAAAATTCAAATTAGAAGAAATTTAAATCCAAATCTAAATCGGTTTGCTAATTATGAACTTTGTTATGGAAATTCTTTTCATATTAAGAGTATGGGAGGATATAATATAAAATCCTCTGGATTTACAATAAGTGGAATACAAGAAACTTGCCATCTATCAGATCTACCAAATTCGAATAAAAAGACAGGCACAATTTTTATATTTACGAACCCCGACTCAATTAATCCAGTAATTCAAAATAAATCAGTTGGAACCATAGATTATGAAAAAGGTGAGATTATACTTAATGAAATTCAAATAATATCTACATCAAAAACTTTTAATGGAGAACCTATAATTGAAATTGCTGCGATTCCATCTTCGAATGATGTTATCGGAAAACAGGATCTTTATTTGGAACTAGATATTAATAACACAACCTTAAACATGAAAATTGATGATATTTCTTCTGGTGCAGATATTTCTGCATCTTTATATGATTCCACCATAAGTTACACAAACGGTAGTCGCGTAAGAAAATAAAAAACATGGTAGTTACAAGAATCAAAATTAGTTCAGTTGTTGAAAATCAACTTCCATCTTTTGTAAGAGATGAATTTCCACTTGTAAATGAATTTTTATCTGAATATTATAGTTCACTTGAATATCAAGGTGGTGTATTAGATCTTTTGCAAAATATAGATCGATACATTAAATTAGATCAACTTACTAATCTTGTAGATTCCACAACGATTACATCTGAAATTAATCTTGGCGATGCCACAATAAATGTACAATCGACAAAAGGATTTCCGGATTCTTATGGATTATTAAAAATTGGGTCCGAAATTATTACGTACAAATCCAAAACCAATACTTCATTTAATGAATGTGTTAGAGGATTTAGTGGGGTAATTTCTCACCAAAATCCATTAAAACCAGATAATTTGATTTTTACAACATCAGCAAGAGAAGAACATGTGAATGGTTCTTCTGTTTTGAATTTAAGTATTTTATTTTTAAAAGAATTTTATAAAAAAGTAAAAAAACAATTTTCGCCAGGATTTGATGAAAGAGATTTATTTTCAAATTTAAATCAGAGTCTTTTTATAAAGCAAGCGAAGGACTTTTATTCTTCAAAAGGGACCGACCAATCCTTTGAAATTCTTTTTAGATCTTTATATGGAGAAGATGTTGAGGTAATTAAACCAAGAGATTATTTGTTTACTCCATCGGATGCACAATATAGAATTACAAAAGATTTGATTGTAGAAGAAATTGAAGGTAATCCTTTTGATCTTCTCAACAGAACTCTTTATCAAGATGAAGATTCTTATTTTAAATCGACTTTTGGATCGGTTAATAATGTTGAGAAAGTATCTAGGGGTGGAAAAGATTATTATGCTATTAGTTTAGATTATGATCCCAATGTAGATTTAGAAAAAGATTCTCAACGTTCTGATTTTTCTATTCACTCACAAACAAAATTAGTTACATCTTGCTCAATTGGATCAGATGTTATAGATGTTGATTCTACAATAGGATTTCCAAATTCTGGATTTTTAGTTGCAGATTTATCTAACGGAACATCTCTTACCATTTCATACACATCAAAGTCATACACACAATTTTATGGATGTACTGGAATAGATCAGGAGTTAATTTCTGGGCAAAATATTAGAATTAATTCATATGCCTATGGATTTGTTGGATCAGACGTTGTTAAAGTAAGAGTCACCGGAGTTTTATCTAATTTAAATTATGGTGTTGATACCAAGTATCATGATGAAGGAGAGTCTATTCAAATAAAAACTATTGGAAAAGATTCTAATGATGTAAGAGCAAATAACTGGATTTTTAATATTGCCACAACATATGATATTGACACTCTAACATTAACAGATTTAGTAAATTTTTCTTATAGAATTGTAACAATAGATAATCATAGCATATATGTTGGGGATAGTGTAAAGTTAATTTTCACCGATAGTACCGAAGTAGTATCTTCGGTAGTTGAAGTTTTAAATCAAAAATCTTTCATTATTGCAGATCAAGGACAAATTGACGTAAACAAAAAATATAAGGTTCAAAAATTAATATCCAAGACAAATGCTTTAAATTTTTCATCATCTAATATTTACAGCACTAATGTACAGAATACATATCAAGATGGAAAAAACTCTTTTTATGTAACTTCATCTTCTCTACCAAGTTACTTGAATCAGTCATTATTGGTAAAAGATAGGTCTGTAACTTTCTCCGGATTCTTTAATGGTGTAGATTTAGTAATCGGAAATCATGGATTCTATACAGGAGATGCTGTTTTTTATTCTGCAGAGTCAGTCTCTAATAGTCTAGGTATTCAAGATCAAATTTATTTTGTCAATAGAGTAAATTCAACAACAATTAATTTATCTAGAAGTAGATCTAACCTTTACGAAGACAAATTTATTTCATTTAATGCTACTGTCACAAATAATAAATTAGTTTTTAATGATTTTTATAACCAAACTCTTGATAATCAAAAATTAGTAAGAAATATTTTATCGCCAGAAATTGCGTCAAATTCTACTGAGACCTCCCCAGGACCGATAGGAATTTTAGTTAATGGAGTTGAAATATTAAATTATAAATCAAGAGACAGTCTTTTTTATGGACCATTGGAGGAGATAAATGTTTTATCTCCTGGATCAAATTATGATGTTATAAATCCTCCCATTCTTTCAATATCAGACCCTGTTGGATTTGGAGCAACTGGATTTTGTGAAGTTGAAGGGGAGTTTGAAGAAATACAAGTTATTGATGGTGGTTTTGATTACATAACAGAACCTGTAATTAGTGTTACTGGTGGTTCTGGGTCGGGAGTTCAAGCAAAGGCTCAACTCATTG